CAAGTCCTACCACTTTGCACCGCAAGACGACGGCCGCCACGTTGCGGAAGTCACGAACGAGTCGCACATCGAGCGCTTCCTGTCCATCCGCGAGGCGTACCGCATCATGCGCTCGCCGGGCGCCGCAGCCGTCGAGGAAACCCTCGCGCCGGCCGTGGATGACGGTGCGGATGCGCCTGTCGGCAACGTTGGCCCGCTCGCCACGAGCGCGAATTTCCCGCCGACGTTCGACATCAACGGCAAGGTGTACACGCTCGACGCCATTACCGCCCGAGCATTTCGCGATTCGCTCCTGCCGTTCGAGGACTGGAACAGCCTCGACGACGAGCACCGCGCTACGAAGATCGAGATCACGCTCGACGCGCTCGAAGCAGGCGAGATCGAGATCGAAGAACCCGTCGATGGTCTGCCGGAGTCGACGCAGCCGCCGGCCGACGAGCGCGCGACGCTGGACGCTCAGTACAAGGAGCGCTTCGGCAAGCTGCCGCCGAGCAACATGAAGCTCGAAACGCTCAAGGCGAAACTCGCCGCAGGCGCGGAGTAAGCCATGCCGATCGCTGCCGCCAAACTGATCGACCGCGCAGGCGAGGTTCTTCTCGACGAGGAGCATGTTCGTTGGGAGATTCCCGAGCTTCTGCGCTGGATCAACGACGCCGCCCGCGAGACCATCGTGAGGCGGCCGGCGGCGCGCGCGGTATCGACCGTGATCGCACTGGTAGAAGGGACGCGCCAGGAGATTCCCGCGCGTGGCGTGGAGCTTCTGGACGTGCCGCGCAACATCGGCGCCGATGGCGTGAAGCCCGGCCGCGCAATCCGCCGCTGCGAGCGTCAACTCCTCGACGACCAGAACCCGGACTGGCACACGATCAAACCGAAGAACACGGCGAAGCACTTCACGTTTGACGAGCGCTCGCCGCGCATCTTCTACGTCTACCCGCCTGTCATCGCCGGCACGAAGGTCGAGACGCTGCACTCCGAGCTGCCGCCTGAAGTGACTGGCGAGGGCGACACGCTCGACATGGGCGAGGAGTACATCAACACGCTCCTCGACTACATGTGCTTCCGTGCGCTCTCGAAGGACAGCGAGTTCGGAAACGGCACCATCGCCGCCGCGCACTATCAGGCGTTCGCCGATGCCGTGGGCGCCAACAACGAGACGACGACGGCCAACTCTCCTAACGCGAACCACGTATGAGCACCGACCTCGACCAATTTTTGCCGAAGGTTCTCCCGTTCGCGCCGGGCTGTCCCGAGCCGACCGCGTTCGAGCACCTGATCGCCGCCGCGCAGGACTTCTGCGAGACGACGCGCCTATGGCGCTTCGAAGATACGTTCGACCTTGGCGACGAGCCGAACGTCATGTGCGCGCCGATGGACGCGATCATTCACGAGATCGAGCGCTGCGACTACAACGGTCGCAAGCTGAACCCCGCCACGCTCGACTTTCTCGACGATCGCTATCCGGCGTGGCGCTCCGAGACGATGGAACTGACGGGCGAGCCCGACTGGTTCACACAGATCGACCCCGGCACCGTGCGCGTTGTGCCGCGCCCGACCGAGCAAGGCAGGGTGAAGGTGTGGCTGCGCCTGAAGCCGTCCGATGATGCGGAGACGCTGCCCGACTTCATCGCGAAAGAGCACTCGACGCTGATTTCGTGGGGCGCACTCGCGGCGATTCTCATGCTGCCGAATCAGACGTTCAGTGACCCGAACCGGGCCACGTTCTTTCAGGGCAAGTTCGACCAGGCACTCGGCCGCAAGCAGAAGCTTGGCACGGCGGGCCAGCAGCGCGGACCCATCCGAACCAAGGCAAATTTCCTTTAAGGAGGCGCGATGGCTGCATCAACCTACACCCGGCAGAACGTCGTTAACGCGCTCCTGCGTGGTGTCGCACTGCCTCTTCCGGATACGGTCTACGTGTCGCTACACACGGCAGACCCCGGCTCTACAGGCGCGAACGAAGTCACCACGGGGGCATGGCCGGATTACGTGCGTCGCGACGCGGCGAACGGCATTGGCGGCGTTGCGTCCGGCTGGTCTGCGACCGATGTCAACGGCAGTTCGAAGAACGCCAAACAGATCACGTTCCCGAACAACAACGGGGGCGGGCCGATCACGGTCACGCACTGCGCGCTGTGGGACGCAGCCAACGCCGGCAACATGATTTGCGGAGGCACGCTGACGACCCCGCGCACGCTCCTGGTCGGCGAAGTGCTCGTGTTCGACACCAACACGCTCTCGGCGACGCTCACCTGATGAACAGCTACCCCATAGATGCTGTCGCGGTCAACGGAACGGACATCCTGTTCAGTGGTGGCGACATGTCTATGCAGATAGCGGCAAGCGGGACGAGTGGGGTGGCGGTGCTCGGGGCTGGCACGTCGGCCATGAATCTGGCCGCGCAGGGCAGCACGATATCCGCAGTGAGGGCGGCCGGCGATGCGCCTATCGCTCTCGATGTGTCCGGCGAGTGGAAACTCGCGACGATCGCGAGCGCTGTGACAGAGATGTTTCTGGAGGCCGCGGGGCAGAGCGCGGACGTGCAACTCGGAGTTGGACAGGCGTCGATGACGCTTGCGGCCAGTTACGGGCTACCGGACCCGATCGTTATACCGGGCACGTACATGCCGGCGCACAAAACGTGCGAGATGATCGTGCAGGGCGAGGACACAACCATGCGTGTGCCTGCTGATCCGGTCCCGCGCGTAGTGCCGATGATCGTTCCGAGTGAGAACACAACCATGCGGGTTCCGGCTGATCCGGTTCCGCGGCACGTAGCACCGATTGAACGGCCGCTGCGCGCACCCAAGAGAGGACAACCATAATGCTCGGAATCATGGTGAAAGAACCGGCGGACCAGCGCGACTACGACATTGATTACTCGCGCTGGCTCCCTGACGACGACATGGTGACGACGGCCGTTGCTGCGGTCGATCCGCCTTACGACGCCACGGAAAACCCGGATGGTGTGCAAATCATGTCCGTCGTTGTCGCGAACCCGGTCGTGAAGGTTTGGGCCAAGGGCGGCGTCGACGGCCATAGCTACAAAGTCAGCGTGACTGCATCGACCAGCGGAGGCCGAATCAAGGAAGTGGATTTCAAAATTCGCGTAAAGGACGAGTGACATGGCGCTCAAGATCGCGAACAACGCAGTCAGCAAGCTCGCGGCTGCTGTCGCCTCGGGTGATGGGAGCATTACCCTGACGGCTGGCGACGGCGCCAAGTTCCCCGTTCTCGGGGCTGGTGACTGGCACCCCGTTACCGTTATCAAGTCGAACGGCAACCTCGAAGTCATGAAGGCGACGGCGCGGACGGGCGACGTGATTAGTGTCGATCGCGCGCAGGACGGAACGACTGCAATCGGGTTCAGCTCGGGGGATTTGGTTCAGTTGCGCTGGACGGCGGGCGCCGTCAAGTCCCTGGTTGATGACGTTGCTAGTCGCGTTTCCAAGGGCGGCGACAAGATGACGGGTCAGCTTGAGCTGGATGCTACGGGCTTGAAGTTCTCGGACGGATCAACGCTCACCAAGGCACCTGTGGCCGCTGGTGCTCCGCTGCGCAACCGGTTCATCAACGGTGACTTCAAGGTCATGCAGTTGAAGAACCCGGCGAACACGGTCAACACAGGTTCTACCAAGGTGTGTACTGACCGGTGGTACCTGTCGCCTACGGGCGTGACTGCAAGCGGTTCGAACGGATGGGGTGGGCCTAACACTCCCGCTGGTGTTCCTTCGAGTCCCACGGCGATGAACATCAGCTATGGCGCGGGCTGTACTGCGTTGTGGTTCGGCCAACGTATCGAGTCGATCAACATCCACGACCTCGCAGGTAAGGTAGTGACGCTGTGTGGATACATCTATCCCTCCAGCAACACCACGCCGGTCCTTCGTGTTGGCGTACCGACTGTCAAGGACACCTTCACGGCTCAGAACTTGATGTCGAGTCCTCCTGCGCTCCCTGCGATGACTGCGGGCGGTTGGAACTACTTTCAGGTCAACTTCACGGTCCCCAACACCGCGAACCTCGGCTTGGACATTGGTATCAACCTCGGCGCTGTGACCTCGGGCACCACGGGTGTCGCTGACATGCTGCTGATTGAAGGCGACGTAGCGACTCCGATCTACCCGCGTCAGGACATTAGCGACATGTACGTCCAGTGCCATCGCTACTACCGGACCATCCCGTCAATGTCGGCTGCTGGTTACAACGCTGCCGGCAACCTCGTCTATGGGTTTGCGGCCCTCAGTGAGCCCATGCGTATCGCTCCCGCTGCTGCCGTGAACTCCAGTGGTATCACGTACACGAACGCAAGCGCTCTCGCTGTGGACGTTGCAGGTACTGACTTTATCCGTATCAAGGCCACGGCCACTGCCACAGGTACTGCAATCGGTACGGGCACGATCCACCTCGACTCAGAACTCTAAGGAGCTGATATGGCGCAGAAATTCACCAACCATGCAGTATCGCGGCTCGCAAGTGCTTTGAACGACACGGACTTGCTGTTCTCCGTGATGCCTGGCGAAGGCGGAAAGTTTCCTGTGCTAGCTGCCGGCGACTGGTTCATGGTCACGGTCATCAAGGTGAGCGGTCAGAGCGAGATCATGAAATGCACGGCGCGAACTGGAGACCAGTTCACGATTGACCGTGCGCAAGAGAACACCGAAGCGCAGGCTTTCTCGGCGGGTGATCGCGTCGAGGCGCGCTTTACGGCGGGTGCAATCACGGCGATCTACGACCGGATTCAGGCCGTTCAAGATGCGTCCATGCCGAAAACGGGCGGAACCTTCTCTGGCCCCCTCACGTTCAACGGAGGCGCCAGCAGCTTCGCCGCGCGCCCGACGTTCGCTGATAAAACGCCGTGGGATACCGGCAACTTCGATCCGAACACCAAGCTCGGTACGGGCGGGCGCGCTTACTCGTCGGCGAGGCTTTTCCTTGGCGGCGCAGACTGCGTGTTCAATTGGGCGGCTCAAGGTGGACAGCCGACCTACCTTTGGGGTGGTAATGACCCAAACAACATGTACGTCTATACCCCGAGCAACTTCAGCGTGAATTACGCGAACTCGGCGAACTACGCGAATAGCGCAGGCAGCACGCCGTGGGCGAATGCAGCCGGCAATGTCAATGGCGTGACTAACCCCGCATGGGCAGGCGCTCGCGTCCAGTGGGATAGTGGCGTGGTTGAAATCGGAGCTATCGGAAGCTACACAGGTGGCAATGGTTGGGTGCAGTCACCGTATGTCGTCGTTGGCATGCGCTCGTGCGGTGGCTCGTCCACTGCGAACTGTATCTTTTTTGAAGTCGCCCTTTTGAGGAACCAATAATGTTGATGACAAACTTGGACCTGATGTTCGTGTTGCAGCAGTTGTATCCGCAACTCGAAGTTGGCAAGGACTACGTTACCGGATGCAAGAAGCCCAACGAGGGGTTCACGCAGCAGGAGCACGCTTTTATATGGGGCTGGCGTGCCGATGTCCCGCAGCCTACGCAGGAGTTTCTGGAGGCATATTGGGAAGCGAATATGTCGGCGATGCTGTCGGGCCAACTGGCGCAGGCCACCCGCGTCGAGCGTAACAACCGCCTCGACGAAGCAGATACGCTCGTGGAGAAGGCAATCGACAAGGGTGACGCTGTGGCTGAACGTGCGGCGCGTGACTACCGTCAAGCGCTGCGCGATGTACCAATGCAGCCGGGGTTCCCTGACACGGTGAATTGGCCCGTCAAGCCGTCGTAATTAGCACCATACGGCACGATACAATGCGGTAGCGCGAAACAGGGGCTCCAATGACCATTCTCAAGATCACTGGCTTTTCGGGGGAAATCCCGCGCCTTGTGCCGCGCTTGCTGCCCGAGGCGGCCGCAACTCGCTCGACGAATGCGCGGCTTGAGTCGGGTAGTCTCGCGCCATACCGCAAGCCGAAG